GTTCATGTGTTTATTATCATGAACATGTTTATGAACATGAGGATCATAAACAATATGCTAATCAATGTGCTAACCCAATGTGTGAAATGTATTACAATAATACAGTTGAAACTCAAACAAATCCAACTAGATCACATTTAGCTACAATTAAAAATATACTTAAATTACCTAAAATATTATGCACATGTAAAGTTTACAATGCAAATAAAAAATGTATGATTAAAATTAATGATAGTATTGATTCATACAAAGAACCAATAATTTATGGTTCTTGTTTATTTAATAATTTATCAGCATTATTTAGAATGATTAAATTACAGGTTCAACCTGATCCTAGAATAACAAAGAAATTTAAAGATTATGTGGATAGCGTAATATTACCTGAGGCTAGGATAATACTTACCAACTTTAGAGTAAAATTAATTCAATGGTATAACCATTTAGCTGCTGAAAAACAAAAAGAAGTTGATGAATATTTATTGTTGAATAATATAGAATTCATGCATGTTTTTGATAATTTGAAAAATACGATACATACTTATTCAAATATAGTTAAGAGTGAAAAACAGTTTTGCACAAATCAACAAGACGAAATTGTAGACAAAACTCATTTACCTAAAACTAGATGTATATGTATGCCACATGCAATTGTTAAATTCATTAAAGGTCAAGTAGAATTATAAATGGAAAGTTTGTTTAATATTAATTTTCATGGGTATAAAGTATTAACAACTAGGGAATTACAATAAAGAGAACTTGACAATTGGGAAAGAGATGGATTTACATTCACTTTACAGTTAGATGGCTCAGCATTTGATCTTACTCAACACCAAATACTTAAAGAAATTGTTGATCACGAAATTTATAAGATTGTATTAGATCAAGCTTATTTAGGTGCACTGCATGTACCAGAGTCCGCTTTTAAATTTGTAGCAATCAATAGCAGAAGAACTATTAAGTGTAATGTGTTTGAGCAAGACAAAATTAAAACCTATGGATCAGTTACAGTAACAGGTAAAACTTTCTCAGGAAGTCCTGATACAACATTGATGAATACAATAAGAATGGTTTGTTATAATAGATATGTTAATGAATATTTAGTCAAATTAAGACCAAATCAATATAAATTATGGGTTAAAGGTGATGATGTAGTTTGTGCTTATGACAACAACTTAACTAGACAAAAAGCATTAGATGCTTATAAAACGATATTTACTGAGAATAAAAATGCATTAATGCACGGATTGGGTCAAATAGCCAAATTTTATAAATTGGGTGACATCACTGATATTGATTTTTGTTCAACTAATACAATTGCAACAAATTTTGGTTATAAAATTATTAGAAAATTAACTAATTTGGCTGAAAAACAAAATTTTAGTCAAAAAGCTACTTATTATAATGAAGCACAATTAGCAGCATACAATAGAGATCAGATAGTTGCAGCCAGGAAATGGACTGGTAATTGCGAATTATTTAATAATTATATGCTAGCGATACACAAATATAGTTTGATTAAAGTGGCTTTTTATGACACATACAAGAAAATAATTGGTAAAAAGAAAAAAATATTGGCTTTACCAATAGATGAAATTAATGTAGGTTATTTAGACAGGTATAAAACTTATGAAGAACACCTTAAAGATCAAGAAAGAATTTCAGACAGGTTATTGACTTTTGAGGATGTTATTTGTTGGCTTAGTAGTAAATCTGGAAGAGAAGATTACGATGAAACTAATGAAGCTTTTAATTTTATTGCAAACGTTGCAATAACTAAAGCATAAATACTAAGCTATAAAGGTTCCATTATTGTATGTATAAACAATTCGCAGTATAAAACTCTGCGTTAACAAAGATTACAAC